CTTAAAAAGTAACTTTATGAGAGGCACTATACAATGCCCCTTAAAAGTACTTTTAAATTTCGTTATAAAAAGTATTATTCCTTACATTAAAAGTAAGTAACGTATCATCATAGCGTTTGTTTAACGTATTATATCTAACATTAGAAAAACTTTTATTTCTTTTTGTTTTTCTAACGTGCTTAAAAAGTTGTTGTTTCACTATCATTAAGTTGTCAAAGTAAGTCATTTTATACCCCTACTATTAAAAGTGCTATTAAACTGTAGATACCACTTACTATATATATGAGACTTAAAAAGTCACCACTGAAAAAGTTGTTTTGATGTTTGTTAAAAGTTTCCATCATATACCCCTTAAAAGTTTGTTGGTCGTTCGGTCGTTCTGTAAAGTAAGTATATCTGAATATTTGTTAAAAGTATCGTTATACCCTATTTATACAAAAGTATTATACAATTCGCACTTTTTGTGTCATATGGTAACACTCTCATATATTAATATATCAAGCGGTCTTATAAGATAATGTTATACACCCTATAACACCCGCTTAACTATCGTATAACATCACCTTATAATAGCCCTACTATATAGTTGCTTAATGTTTGCTTAAAGAGCGTGTAAAGTACGCATAAAGTCCGCTTGGCGTTACGATATGTAACACTCATAGATATAGTTGTAAAAATGCTAAAAGTCATTTTAAGGTGTATAGGAGGCGTTAAAAGCATAAAGAGGGCTAAAAGTGCGTTGGGCGTATTTATTGCGTAGGGCGGGGCTTAAAATGATTATTTCGCCCTGCGGGGCTACATACTGCAAAACGCAAAGTGAAGAGAACTATCGATGGTGTACGGACATGAGGTTAGGGAATACTGTAACGATGGTGTACGGACATGAAGGGGTGAAAGAAAGCCCAACGAAGAGTCGGGCGTATGTTACAGGGCGTCTAAGATGGGAAGTTGAAGGTGGGTAATAATGTATTGCGTAATAGTTGTATTCTCAAGCACAGCAAGATCTTTAAGATACTCTTTCTGCTTTGGCGTTAAGCGTAGCTCGACGCGTTCGGTTTTTAGTTTGGGTTTGACGTTCAAGATATAATCCTTTTATTTGTGTAGTTGTAGAGAGAATCGGGCGTTAAGCCTCTTTCAACGGGTCATTGCGTGACGTACGAAGAAACTCTTCATTCCCGTCGCTCGTCTCATGTTTGTACCTATCGAGCGCAGCTATGAGCGTATTATTATACTTAGTTGATGTCACACGCTCGTATTTGTTCTTGGGTGCGTATGGCGAATACGTAAGAGGCTGTGTTGTAATAGGGGTTACATCTACGAATAGCGCGGATGCCAAGGTATTTCCCAGCTCCCTACGAATTTCCTTATAATCTTCGAGATGAAAAACTATACACCTTTGTGCCGCGGAAATGTCATCAATGTATATCCTAGGGGTTACATCTTCATCCCAAATTACAGCGAGGGCTTGGCACGAACACGTAGCGCTCCGCGATGCGAAGTCTATGCTAGAATCGTGCGTTGGTGTCAAGCCGTGATGAAAGAGGGCGTCATAGCAAACGCGGCACATCACTGCGTTAGAGGATAACATCGGGTCTCGCTTTTTGTAAATGATGCTTCGCTACATCAGCCTCAAAGTTATCCCTTTCGCACCACACCATAACGTCGAGTTTGTGTTGTGATGCCTTAGATAAAGACAACGTCAACCGACGTGCCTTAACGATATTTGCAGGTATGTTAAGCGCCAAGGCTATGGTACTGTCGGTAAGGTAGAGATACGTGGCTTTGAGGAAGTCATCCTCTTCAGGCGACCACTTGCGGATCTTCTTAACCTTCTTCGCAGCGGACGCTAAGTCCTCGAATCGGGCGGACCATCTCATATGGGACGCCGTTAATACCTCATCGTACTCGTAGTTCTTCATGAGTAACTTTGACAACTCTTCTTCTGTATAAGGAACTTTCAAGGTGTTACGCTTAAGGTTACGCCTCGCCTTTGTGTTTAACTTAGAATAGTCCAAGATCATGATAGCGCTCATTATAAAGAACTTTAAGCGTGGAGTTCTTCTTCACGCTGATGGACCATTCTGGAAGAAAGTCATGCTTCCTCATAGGGAAAGAGGAACTCCCTACGATAATTATGGGATCGTCCAGCGGTAGGTCTTTAGAATCGCGTGCAAGACCATAAAGACTTTTCAGCCTACGGAGATTCTTATTCAAATCCTTGTTGGGCATATCGAGTGTGTTGATGACGATAATGACGTTGTCATCGACGCGTGTGGCTTTTATTATATCTAATACCAAGTTATGTTCCTTTTATCGTAGTATGTTGAGTGACGCAATATTGTATTGATCAGAGAATAGCGCGTAACGCAGCGCGGCAATTAGATCCCAGTGAGTCCCATCCGGGTCTTTTATGAATGGATCGCTCGACTTCTTACTAATGGCTTTCTTGTATCTTATACGAGATACTTGTCGCACGAGCTCACCAAGGTCTTCATGAATGTAGAGTCTTGGCTCTTCATTGACACCCGTACATGAGAGTAAATTATTCACGTACTTTATACCAGCAGCAACGTCATTCTTCGCAGGGATGACATCGTAGTCGTAGTCAACGATATAGTCATTGATGGTTTGCGCGGCAGCCGGATCGCAGTAACGAACGTCAACCTCGCCTTTTAATCGCGCGTCGATCTCTCGGTAGTTCTTCACGTGCTGTGACGTAGTAGTGTTATTTTTACTATAAGCTTCTTGTACGTAATACCTACCTTCCGGTGTTCTATATATATCCACCTTGGCGGTGCTATCGGACCAACCAATGTCAAAACCAGAAATATAAAGAGAATCGGCCGTTGCGGAGAAATAGTTCTTCTTTGTTTTGCCATCAGGGAGTTCGTCGAGGCTTGGCGCCGCTTCGTTCGTGTATAAGTTCGCTGTGCGGTCGAACGCATGGAATACATTCTCATCGGAACCTATGATCTCGGCTAATATTTCTTGGCGGAAGACTTCATCTCCAAGCTCCAGCCGCATCTGCTCTATATATGCCGTGGGAAGTATTGGGTTTGTCATTGAAGGTGCCTGGAAGCTTTTCCAATTCTTCAATGTTAGCTCATTATAAAAATAATCCGTAAGTTCATTTTCTTCCCCACGTGGTGTCCCAAGTAGTATCTGATGCGCCCAAAGCAGTCCGCTGTCCCTTACACCGTAGTCCAACATGGTTGGCACGAGTAGTTGGTTCATTATACGTTTAATGTCAGGTATCGACTGCGTTTCGTCGACAATGAGGAGTGAATTGCTAGACCCCAGCGCCGCTTCAACGTTGGCAGCTGAGTTAGCGGAGAATCGGGCGCCATTCGTAAGCTCTAACTTAAATGACCCTCTATTAATGCTCTTAATCGGCATTCCTAACTGCTCCACCTTCTTGAGTACGTTACCAAAGATGATCTTCGCATTCTCGAACACGGGTGTGAGTAAGACAGTAGATGAGTGTGGTAGCAACAATTCTCTGGATGCCACAACCGATGTAACCTCAGACTTCCCTGTTCTACGTCCAAAGAGCAATACGAAGTTATTGTATGTGTCACACTGTACATCAAAGCTGTAGAACAAAGGCTTCTGGCCCTCATGCGGAACGAAGTCCAGCAGCGTAGCAACACTCTTTAGTTGTATCCTCGCCGCGGCCTTTTGATACTCGATTACCTCTTTATTCTGAACGATAACCTCTTCGCTAGTATGAGTCGTGAACCCAAAGAAGTATTCAAACTGTCCCTGGCCCTCAGAATCTAGCGCCTCGTATTCAAGGAGTTCTTCCTTAGTTAGACTTTGTATCTGTGTGTTTGTTAACATCTTCACCCTTCTTCATACAATTACGCTTACACATGTGAATCCATACGTCACCTTGTATAAGAACGTATTTCTCTTCTCTATTACATTTGGGACATCTTGAAAACATTATGATTGATCCTTTTGTATAATATTGATTTGCTGGTAGATCTTAGCGAACTTATCTTCTGCTTCGTCCTTATCGACGCTACCCGTTGTCTTCAGCATATCGTTAAGCTGGCGTGCAACGTCAACAACATCTTTTTTCGTAAGGTCTGCAAGTCGCTTCTCTTCGTCGCCCTTGTTCTTTTCGACCTTATCTTCTATGATATCCATGAGCAAGTCGGGTAAATACATCTTCATGATCTGGTTGCGAGCATCTACGAGCTCTTGTACGAACTCCATGACTCCGTTCTTTCTCATAAGGGATGTAATGGCCGTTCTTGGTATGCCCAACGACGTTGCAAGTTCCTTAGGGGACTTAGCTTGCGCCAGCCCGTCCAATATTTGCCTCTCTAGATCGCTTAGTATAAGATTGCTAGGATTGTCCAGCGTCTGTAATTCTTGATTCATGTATGTCTCTCCTCATATTTATTAAGAGCTGTGATAATGGTATTTCATCTACGCACAATTCTTCTGTGTCACCTATGTGTATGACGTTACCCATACGCACGGCGGTTTCTAAGATAATGAAGGCATCTGCGTAGTATGTCACCAGCTCTGCGTTACTCTCAGCTTTCTTGATTATTTCATTAATCTCTACGAATGTTTTCTCTTCTATTTGTACCAGTACGTTGCCCATTGTATTCCTTTATATAGATAGCCTCAGAGCTCTGTAGAGCTACGAACTATTCATTGATGAGTAATGTGTCGAACTCTACCCCTTAAGAGGCGTGAGACGATACGTTTAATTCTAATCTTTTAACACATACGTGTGGCATAGTACTTAAAAATTTTCGCCCAATTGGTTTTTCTAGCTAAATACTCTACTTTCAGCTCTCTTTAAGCTGCTATAATAGCGTGTACGTACTCCTTACTGTAATGCGGGAATCCTATACATACTCTACTGTGCATATGTCCTCTCGGCCATACGCTCTATATATTACATATTTTTCAAGAAGTGTACTGTTTTTGTCACGATTTGTACGTAATTTGCAAAAGAATTGCATTTTTTAAGCTATATATAAGTTTAAAGCCATCACAAAAGTGTGATTATGTACATAATATACTACATATATAAGATACATACGACAAATGTAAAATATCTTGTACATTTTGTTTCTAATTACATACAAAATATAAACTCTTGGTGTACATTTTACCACAATTTATGAACTATTTAGCACGTTTTAACTTAATTCTTCCTTAAATTGTACAATTCTTTTGCAAATTACGTACAAATCGTGACAAAAACAGTACACTTCTTGAAAAATATGTAATATATAGTACAGAAGAACAAGACTCTATTATATTAAAGGATAAGTATGGGACTATTTATGGACTCTAGCAAACGTGTTGTTGTTAAAAACATTGCTGCTAATAACTACGTTCAGATTGATAACGCTACAACACTATCTTTTTATATAGTTGAACGAAACCAAGACATCGAACTAACATCAATTGAATACCAAGTCGAGAAAATATCTGGTAGATCATCAGAAGTATTAGACGCATGGTCATCAATTAGTATGATAGATGTAGATGATAGTATATACAATTTTGATTATACGATTACAAGTGTAACTGCGAATGATAAGATTTCATTTAAGTTTAAAATTATAGACGTAGATGGACAAGAGTTCTTCTTAACAGTAAACGATATTAAGATTATAGCTTAGGAGTTGTGATGAAGAGAAATAAACCTTACTTACAAAACCTAGCTAGGAAACATCCTACACTTGCTGCAGATTCTGTAGCATACGCTAGTGGTTCTGGTAAGACATTTGATAGTAACTTTACAGAGTTAGTAAAAAACGTAGAAACGATTGACCTTGCTATTCGTACCATATCGAACATTATAAGTCTTTGTGATATGAAGACATATAAAGAAGATACGAAGGGTGAGTTAAAGCCAGCTAAAGTTAAGAACATGGATTTTGAATATCCAAACGAAACTGATTCAAGCGTCGACTTCTTACGCAAACTAGCTGTTAACATCTTTACACAAGGTGCTGGGCTGATCGTAACAGAAGAAGGAAAGCGTGGCAAGCTTCCTGGTAAGATGATTAACTTATATAGCATTGACGTTGCACGTATCGAAGCAGAGTCAGATGGTAAGAAACTTATCTCTCAATTTAAGTATGCATCAGAAGGTGGTACGGATCTTTACTTTAAAGCTGAAGACTGTATATACATCAATGATTCGATAGACCCTAGTAACTTACTATATAGTTTATCTAGACTTAAATCACTAAACGATGTTGTGCTTATGCAAGCTGGTATCGTTGCATCTACAAAAGATATGTTAACTGGTGGAGCTAAAGACTCTTCTATCATATCGAGCGATGCTCCTATTAGTGATCGTAACATGAAACGTATCAAGACAGAGTTCAACGCATTCATGCAGAGCGCTACGTCATCATCTTTATTTATGAACACACCTTTAAATGTTACAAAGATTGGTAACAGTTTAAGTGGTGGTGAGATGATAGAGTTGCTTAACACAGTTAACACTATGATGTTAGAACACTTTGCAATCCCACCTTACCTCCTTGGTAAGTTTAAGTCGGGAGCAAATAGAAACACAGAGATCACATATGCTAATAGAATTTTCTTTAGTATGCAGATCAAACCAGTTCTTAAGAACATTGAGAAACAGATAACTCGTTTCATGAGAGAGCAGCAGGGTCTTAAAAATATTCGTATGGTTTTTGACTACGATGATTTAGACATTCTTAAACTCCCTTATGAAGAAGAAGTTGCTGTTACACTTCAACAACTTAAAGCTGGTTCTATTACGTTGAACGAAGCTAGAGAGAAGATGGAATATCAACCTAGAGATGATGAAGCTGCTGATAAGATATTTATGCCAGCTTACTTATTAGGAAGTGCTCCTGTTAGTTACGATGACTACGACGCTGACCTAGAGCGTATGTTAGCACTTGGAGAAGTTATTGGTGACGAAGAAGCATTACCAGACGGTAATAGTGGTGGGACAGATAATGAGAATGTAGAAACAGGGAGTACAGGCGGTGATAATGATGCTGTACAAGCAAAAGACGAGAATAAGGTAGAATAAAATGGGTAGACAGATAAAACCGTTTGTTGACTTTGAAGCAAAAGCTATATTACAACACAACGGCCTTTACTCCTACGACTCAGATAGTTATGTCGGTACACAAAAACTTGTTAGTATTCGCTGTCACATACATGGATGGTTTGAGCAACGTGGTAACGCACACTTACAAGGACAGGGATGCCCAGCTTGTAGAGATGTCTGGTTAAAATCGCATGCGAAACAAAATGGTAAAAAGAACGCTAAGGTATCTAACCAAAAGGCTAGACGTACTTTTGTTAATAAGTCTAATAAGATACATACTGGGAAGTATACATATCAATATACTAGATACAAGAATGTTAGTACTCCGGTAGTTATTACTTGTAGGTATCATGGAAACTTCAAACAGACACCTAAGAATCACCTAAAAGGTCAAGGATGTAAAGAGTGTGCAGCTATTAAGCGAGTAGACCATGCTAAAGTATATGATACATCTGGGTGGATACTATATTACCATAAACCAACAATACTATACTATATTAAATTTACCCTAGATGGTACTGACTATTATAAGATTGGTATTACTACAAAGACTGTTGAGCAACGCTTCGCGTATGAAACAACACCGTTTAAAATACTATGGTCA